CTTTCACTCTCACTTTCACTCTCACTTTCACCATCATCTTTACTATTACTTTTATTCATTATCATTAATATACATTACTATCAGCTTCATCATTTCCATCATCATTATCAAAACATTAATATACATTACTATCATCTTCAGTATTTTCGTCATTATCCTTACTATCATTACTATTATATTTAATTCAGTCCTCACTAATATCTATAACTTCAGTTGCATATAAATCTTTATTAGCAATAACAATACCTTTATCAGTATCATTTTTAAATAAAACAAATTTATCAACTATAAGTCTATCTTTATCATCAAAAGTTTTTATTAATTTAGCTTCACTAATAATATTAATAAGTTTGTTAACATCACCTCTAAATATATAAATAGGATTAACAACATAAATATTTTGTAAATTAGTTCTTTTAATAATATTTTCATCTTCAAGATAAGCAATGGCATTATAATAATCTCTACGATTAGGTTTAACTAAACCATAACCTTTAATTAAATCATGAGAAATATAAATAACATTACTATTAAATTTAATATTTTCAGCAATATAACCAATAAAAGAAATAATAACAGCATATCTATTTTTTCTTATTATATCCCAAACTCTCATACCAATAGTAACAAAATTACGTTTAATACCAACTTCTTTACTAAGATGATAACCATTATCAAATTCAGCAACTATACCAGTTCTAGTACTTTTATTATAACTAAAAGGATTAGCAACAACAAGTCTTTGTTTTTCAAATTCTTCTAAACAATCAGCATTATAACAAACATCATTAACAAGTTTATTATAAACTTTAGTAGGTTTAAAATCTTCTTTAAAAGTCATAACAATAATAGTATTAAGTTCAACATAAAAATATATTACTCTAGGAAATTAGCGAAATGTGTTCCACCCATGGAACAAATATAGCAAATAAATAGCGAAATGTGTTCCATGGATGGAACAAGTTATATATTGTAACTTATTGATAATCAAATAATTATAAGTTAGCAATAGTATCTATATAGATATATTATATATATAATATTTAATATTTAATATAATCAGCATTAATAGATTCGTTATGACCCCGCTCCGAGCTTCGCTCTCCGCTATACTCCCCGTGGAGGATGAATACAATCAGTATCAATCACATCAAGTTAATCAATACTATCATTATTATTATTATCTCTATTAATATCATTAATACTAATATGATTAAGTCTAACTCATCTCCATCCTCCACGGGGAGTATGACTTGCATATTTATAATCATATAATCCTCTATGACACAAATGTTAAAAATAGTTTTTCTCTTGGTAGATTCATTCAAACTCTTACATTTGCTAAAAACAATTAAGTTATGGGTAAAGATAAAAGTGAAACTAAACCTAAATACACTAGAGAATTTCATAGTGGAGAAAGGAATAAAAAAGAAGTTAAAGTTCCTAGTAAACTTAAACTTGGAAATATTGGTATTGATAGTATTATTAAAACTAAATAATTTAGTGTTATGATTAAAGTTGAAAGTAAATTTAAAGATTTTGGTATTCAAATACCTACTGACTTTAGCGAAATAACAAGTGAAGCACTTGACGCTGTTCTTACTAATGTAGTTATTGCTAAACATTATTGTGTTGTTGCTCTTTGCCAAAATGAAAGTTTGTTTGGTGTTATTAATAATAAAGTAAGCACAGTTGAGGTTATGCCAATTATTGCTAAAATTAGTAAAGAAGATGCTGAACTTATTGGTATGAACCAAATGGATAAGATTATTATTGACCGTTCTACTCTTGAACGTGGCTATCATCTTTATCTTAAACATAATGTTCTTAGTCCTCAATTTGTTAATAAGTATATTACTAATGATACTGAACTAACTCGTTCTATTACTGTTGGTACTTTTGGACAAAATCAAGGATATAAAAAAGGACAGAAAGTTTGGTTTGTTGAATTTAAAGTTATAGCTATTAATGATTTAAGAGCTGCTATTACTGATAAACATAAAGCTGTTAATCCTTTTATTTATCATTCTGTTGAAAAAGCTAATTAGCCATTTCGTCTAAATAATTGAACTCTTCTTAAAACTACTTATGTATAATTTAAAATTATAGGTACTTGTGTTCTTGTTTATAGTAGTAATATAAGAAGAGTTCTTAAACTTTCAATTATGGATTTTAAGACTAATACTGGTTTTAATATTGCTAATACTAGTTCTCATGAAGATTTTGATGATGATTATATTCTTATTTATAAAGATATAAATAATATATTAGATGATATTGGATTTCAAGGTGATGATAGAATACTTTGTAAATCTATTATTGAAAGTCTTGAAAAAGAAGCTAGTATTAATATACGAAAAGATAAATGTGTTGCTATTCCTCATATTGGTACTATTCAAAAGAATTGGTATCGTTCCAAACTTATTAGTCATTATAAAGACTTTAAAGAAGCTAGAAAAACTATGACTAGAGAAGAGTATAAAGAATATACTGCTAAAGTTATGGAAGAAGAAAAGCAAAAACATTATGAAGAAGAAGAAAAGATTAAGACTGAACATAAGTTTAAAAAGAAACTTCTTCCTACTTGGATTAAACTAAGTAAAAAACATAGTGCTGCTTATGCTAATCTTTGGCTATATGCTATGGGTAAACTTGAAATTATTGAATTTGATGAAGAAGTAGAAGAAATATATGAACGGTTTGGAATTGGATTGGATGCTGACCATAGATGAAACTGGTATGCCAAAAGCTCCTACACTTAAACAACTTCTTGATAGAGATGTTAGTCTTCTTTATACTAGAGATAAATCTCCTAATAAAGAGATGTATGTTAAAGAAGTTGGAGTTATTTATTATCTTGGTGACCCTAAAGGTCCGTGTCTACAAGAAGGTCTTAGTGAAAAAGAAGCTCTTAAGAAAGCTATTGAAAATTTTGATTTACCTAAAAATTATCAACCTGATATTCTTGTTTGGAAACTTATTAAAAGATATTATAATCAAAAAGCTGGTGCTGGTATGGAAGCTGTACTTAATATTAAGCGTGGTATTCATAATGTTGCTCTAGCTGCTAGCAAGTTAAATGAATTGTTGAATGACAAATTATCTGATGGTGCTAGTCTAGAAGATGTTCCAGTTGTTATTGGTTATATGAAACAAATTAATGATTTAGCTAATCAGTTTCCAAACACGATTAAAGCTCTTAATGTTGCTGAAGAAAATCTTCTGTATGAACAAGAGAATGTTGCTGGTAGAGGTGGTGTTGAAATTACTAGTAGTATGATTGAAGAATAAGCTGATGTTGAATCTATTCCATCCTCCACGGGGAGTCTAGCGTAGGCACGTAGTGCCGAAGCGGGTCCAAGCTAGTGTTGAACTTAATGGTATTAATAATATGGAACTTAGAGATAAAAGATATAATGATATTAGACTTATTTTTCATGAAGAAGAACATAAATATAATGATAGTCTAGGTAATGATTATATTTCAACTACTACTATCCTTCATAATTATGCTCCAAAGTTCGATAAGAACTATTGGTTGAGAAAGAAGTCTAAAGAACTAGGAATAAGTGAGAAGAAATTAGAAGAACAATGGTCTACTATTACTAAAGAAGCATGTGAACGTGGAACTAATACTCACAATGGTCTTGAAGATGGTGTTAAAGGGGCATCTATGTTTCAACAAGCTATTAATTATCTTGATAAGCGTGAAGATGGTGTAATGGTTACTATTGCTGATATACCAAATTTTGGTGCTAATTATAAACTTCTTAATCTTAAAGATTTTATTGAACTTACAGATAATCGTTATCCTCTTATTTATGATGCATTTAAAATGTACACTGAAAGAGGATATAAGATTTATAGTGAGATTGGTATGTTTCTTATAGATTGGTTAATTAGTGGAACTATTGATATTCTTCTAGTTAATGAAGATACTAATTGTGCTGTTGTAGGTGATTGGAAAACAAATCGTGGTGGATTAAAATTTAGTAGTGGTTATTATAAGAAAGATAAAACAGTTAAACCTGCACAACAAACTAATGTTTGGGTTGATAAAGATGAACGACTTTTAGCTCCTCTTAATCATCTTCCTAATTGTAATGGTGCTATATATAATTTACAACTTAGTATGTATGCTTTTGCTGTTGAATATATACTTGGTTTAACTATTAAAGGTATTTGGTTATGTCATATTGATAGTGATTTTGAACTTAATGAATATGGTATGCCAAAAAGATTTTCTGACGGTCTTTATCATATTAAAGAAAATCCTGTTGAAACTACTAAGTTCTTTACAATGAATTATTTACGTGATGATATTAGTAAAGTTCTTAAAGATAGAGAATTACAGATTAAAGCTACTGGTGTTCAAACTCAATTTAAACTTGCTATATGAAACTAAATAGAGATAATTTAGTTGGAGTAATTATTGGATTTATAGTTTTAGTTATATTTGCTATTTGTTTATCTAGTGGATGTGCTAAACGTATTACTCCTGTTCCTGAAATTAGATATGTGCCTGTTACTGATTCTACTGCTGTTAATGAATTAGTTCTTATTAAAGAGTTACTTCGTAGAACTCAAGATTCTCTTAATTCTTATAAGTCTGATACTACTATTAGTGCTGATTATTTTATTGCTAAATATAAGCTTGAACGTATCAGATATTATAATGATATTGCTAGTAAAGGAAATAATATTAAATTTCTTAGAGGTTGGATTAATAGAGTTCTTAATGAATAATAAGCTATGTATATAATTAAACATGAAGGTAATATTAAATTATGGCTAATTTTGGAGATGCTTTTAAAAAACTTTCTATTAAAGAAGGTGGATATGTAAATGATAAAGATGATGCTGGTGGAGAAACTTATAAAGGTATAAGTCGTAAATATAATCCTACTTGGCAAGGTTGGAATATGATTGACCAATATAAGAAACATTATACTGTTGGTAGTAAAGAATTTAAGTCTAAACTTGATAATGATATTCAACTTCAAAAACTTGTTTGGTCTAAATATAAAATTGGTTATTGGGATGTATTTGAACTTGATGATTTTAATAGTCAAAGAGTTGCAGAACAATTATTCGATACAAATGTAAATTGTGGTCAAACTGCTACTATTAAGATGGCTCAAAGAGTTTTAGGTCTTAAAGAAACAGGTAGATGGACGCTTGATTTACTTAACAAACTTATTGAAATAAAAGATTAACTTAATACTGTATAGAATCATGAAGAAGATATTAATAGCAATATTTATAATAGCGATTATTAATTTATGTGTTACTCTATATTTATCAATAAGTCGTTTTAGTGTAGAAGTCAATTCATATAATAAAAGTGACACCGCTATTAATCATGTTCGGATTGATTCTATACAGTTAGTTATAACTGAAAGAGAAAGTATAGTTTATAAACTTAAAGAACATGAAAAAGATATTGAAGATAAAGTTATTAGTCTTAATGACAGTGCTACTTGGGAGTTATTCAAGAAGTTGGTGTCAGAGTGAGATTAATAATGTAGTGCATCCTCCACGGGGAGTCAACACTACTGATACAACTGTTCTTGTTCCTATTAATATGATTAAGATTGCTAATACTAAGATTATTAAATCTAAACTTTATAAAGATATTATTAATGAACAAGATAGTATAATTAATCTTCATAAGATTAAATATAATGCTCTTTATAAAGAAGTTGAAATTTTACAAAATAATCTTGACAATAGTAATAAAGTAAATGATAATTTAAATAAGTCTATTGAACGTATTAAACGTAAGAATAGATATTTGGTAAGCGGTGGTGCTATTTGCGCTATCGCTTTTGTTGTTTGTTTACTAGTTAAATAAAATATTATGGCTGATGGTAAATATCCTTTTCTAGAATACATTGAAGAACCTGATAAAGAGAAAAAGTATAAGAAAGCTAGTGATTGTGGATGGTATGACCCTCATAATAACTTTTTAATTGGAGATAGTGGTGGCTTTCTTTTAAATATTAGACCTGGCAAATTTGTTAATACTGAACTTTTTAATGAAGCTGCTAGAACATATCAAGCCACAGGTAAATATACTCAATTTAAAGTTGATAGTATTCCTCATAGACAATTTAGACGTAGAGAATGTGATAGACGACGTAATGGTTTTTCTGCTCCTTGTTGGCAAAATCCGGATGGAAGTATAGAAGATGTTTGGATAACAGGTGGTCATTATAATTTTCTTAATTATACTCGTATGGAACGTACAGATGAATCATCTGTTATTGTTACTGAACATGGAGCTACTGCTAAAAAGATTTATAGTTTTCCTAGTTTTATTGATGCTCAATTTTGGACTTGGCAAATTATAGAATTTTGTAGACGTAATGGTTTACATCTTATTATTGATAAAACTCGACGTGGAGGTTTTTCTTATATTATGGCTGCTGATAGTTCTAATGAAGTTAACTTATCTAAGCATAAAGTTGTTATTCATGTTGCAGCTGATAATAAATATTTAATTAAACAAGGAGGTTTAAGTGATTTTGCTGTTAATAATTTAAAGTTCTTTGAAGAAAAGACTCCATTTAAAAGAGGTATATATAGTCCTATTACTGATAGTTTTAAACTTGGTTATCGTATGAAAAATGGAGTTGAAGCTGATGATAGTTGGTCTAGTTCTCTTTTAAGCGTTAGTGCTAATAATAATCCAGACTGTGCTATTGGTAAAGATGCTGTTACAATTAAAGTTGAAGAGCTATCTACAATGCAGAACTTTGATGAGTTTATGAATGTAACTGAACCTACAATGACTGTTGGTACTCGTACTACTGGTACTCTTATGGCTTGGGGAACGGCTACTGCTGCTAATATGCAAATATTTGAACAAAACTTTTATAATCCTAGAGCATTTGGATTTATGGCTTTTGAAAATGTTTTTGATAATGATGCTCGTAATGAAGTTTGTGGATTCTTTAAATCTTATGCTTGGGGTCTTGAAGGAGAGATAGATGGAGTTAAAGGATTTGATGAAGATGGAAATAGTAATCTACGAATAGGACTTCAACTTGCTGCACGAGAAAGAGTTGAAAAGAAAAAGACTGCTAAGACTTTTGCAGAATATCTTAATTATCTTGGTCAGCGTGCTTTATTTCCTGCTGAATCTTTTAGTAGTGCTAGTGAAAATATATTTAGTAGTGAAGCTCTTAATAAGTTTGAAGATAAACTTCGAGTTGATAATAGTTATAAGTTTTATACTGATGGTGAACTATTTGAAGATGGAACTAAAAAGATTTATTTTAAATCTAATGCTCGTATAAGAATTGAAAATCCTGATATGAAAACTTATGATTATATTCAAGGAGTTCCTAGACGTGGTAATGAAGACCCTCATGGTTGTATAAGAGTTTGGTTTGCTCCAGAATATGAAGAAACATATATTAATGATAGACTTATAAGAAGTATTCTTCCTGGTACTTATGTTGCGGTTTATGACCCTGTTGGTATTGATAAAGATAAAAAAGAAATTACTGATAGACATTCTCATAATAGTATATTTGTTATCGAAATGCCTAGAGAACGTAATGGATTTAAACCTAAATTATGTGCTGCATATTATGGACGTACTGAAAGACTAGAAGAAGCTGATGAAAAGTTTTATCGTTTATGTAAATGGTATAATTGTATTGGTACTGGACTTGTAGAAATAAACCGTGGTGAAACTGTTTCTAATTTTCGTAAATGGAAAGCTACTAAATATCTAGGTTATGAACCTTTATATGTTTGGGATTCTGCTGTTAAAGAAAAAGTTAGTACTAGTTATGGTTATAATATTGGTAGTGGTCCTAAGAAACTAGATGGTCTTCGTCTACTTAAAGAGTTCTTATATGAAGTTATTGGTAAGAATGAATTTGGAGAAGATATTTATGTTTTTGAAAGATTTCTTGATTATCAAACAATTCTTGAACTTAAAAAGTTTAATGCTGAAGGTAACTTTGACCGTATATCTAGTCTTATACTTTTAGGTATATATTGGAAGTCTATTGATATTAAAGGTAAACGAGAACTTGCTAGTCGTAAGAAAGTTACAGAAGAGAATGATAAAACAGATATTTTTAATAGACAATGGTTTTAAGATTAAACAAATAAAGATATGTATAATTTTGGTAGACTTGATTTTCCTAATCAGCATGTTAGTTATGCTAAAAAACAAGAAGTTGATTGGTATGCTAAATGTTGTGATTACGTTATAGAAGCTGGTATTGCTTGTAAAGCTGATTTTAATGTAGAAGAAAAGTTTAATATTCTTCTTGGCAATATTCCTAGAGAATATTATAGAAAAACTCTTAATCCTTATAATGAGAAAGATGAAAATCTTACTCGTTTTCCAGCTACTATGCGTAATTATGATATAATGAAAGGTATTATTAGAAGATATATTGGTGAATATATTAAAAATCCACATGATTTTATTGTTGGAGCTAATAATCCGGAAGTTGTATTTGCTAGAGATGCTGAACTTGGTAAACAAATTATGATGCTTGCAGAACAAGCTGTTGCTAAGAAAATACAAGAAAGTTATATGCAGTTTGTTAATGAAGGTAATAATCCTGAACAATTTAATCCTGAACAAGCTGTTGATATTGAAGCTTTTATTAAAGAATTTAATGAAAATTTTATTGATGATATTAGTGCACAAGGACAAGATTTAATTAATGTTATTGATGACCTTACTGATGCTTTTACTATATATGCTAGAGCTTATTTTGAATTTGTTGCTTTTGGAGCTTGTTATACATATAGAGATGTTGTAGGTAATCAATTAATTAAACGTGTTGTTAGTGTTAGAGATGCTTTTCCTGTTCCTAACGATAATATGTTTGCAGAAGATTATGATATGTTTGCTGAACGTCGTATGTTGACTAAACAACAAATTATAGATGAATTTTATGAATATCTTTCTGAAAAAGAACGTGAAGCTCTTGATACATATTATCAATATAGTGCTACTACTTCTAGCGATAAAGCACTTTTAAATTGGGATAAATATATGTATTATTTTGGTGATATATGTAGTAAATTTAATAAAGATGATTTGCAACATATTAAGAGCACTAATATAATGGCTCGTGATGCTAATAATGGTTTATTTGAAGTTTGGCATACTGTTTGGAGAGGTGAAATAAAAGAAGGTATTCTTACATATAGTAATGGAGCATTTGTTACAACAAGAATTGTTGATGAAACTTATCAGCTTAATCCTGCTGGTGGTGATATTAGTATTGAATGGGTGTGGCGTCCACAAGTTTATGAGAGCGTTAGAATTGGCTCTCGTGCTACAAGTATATATCCTTATAAGGCTCGTCCTATTGCTTACAATAGGAATGGTAAACTTCCTTATAATGGTATTGCAGAACTTCTTCCAGGTTTTGGAAGATTTAGTGTTGTAGATACAGTTATTCCTTATCAAGTATTTCGTAATATAGTTTCTTATCATAGAGAAATGGCTATTGCTAAAAATAAGATGAATGTGCTTATGATTGCTAAATCTCTTCTTGGTAAAAAACCTGCTGAAACTATATATCGTATGGCTGCTGATGGTGTACTCTATATTGACGATGAAGATGATGCTAATTTAGTTAAAGCACAAAATGTTCGTTATCTTGAAAGTCGAATGAATAATTATATTACTGAACTTGGACAACTTATTCAAGAGATTGAACAGACTGCTAAAATGGAATGTGATATGACTCCACAACGTTATGGGGAAATTGCTAATAGTGCTGGTAAAGGAGTTACTGATGAAGCAGTTATTCGTGGAAGTATGGGTTCTGTTATTATTGAATTTATATTTGATAAAATGAGAGAACGAGATTATCAAGCTGAAATGGACTATACTAAACTTGCTTGGATTGATGGTCTTAATACTTCTTATAAAACTAAAGATGGTGATATTAGATATTTAAGTCTTGATGTTAATAGTCATATATTTGCTAATTATATTGTTACTTGTAAAACTTCTGTTAAAGAACGTGAGAAACTTGAACAATATAAACAACTTGCATTTAGTGCTGCTCAGAATGGTAATATGGATATGGCTAATGCTGCTATACGTGGAGATAATGTTGCTCAAATTAGTAAACTTATTGATAAGTATCAAAACATTCAACGTGAACATGAACTTGATGTTGAACGTGTTTCTCAACAAACAGAACAACTTCGTCAAGAATTTGAACTTGCTAAGATTGATAGAAAAGCAGAACAAGATAGAGAAACTATTAGAGTTGAAAAATATCTTGATGGTCAAATTGAAGCTATGAAAGCAAATGCTAATATTATGAGTTTTGATAATGGTCTTAGTGATGCTGAAAAGAGTCAAGCTGAAGAACGTATGGAAAATGCTAGACTTAATCTTGAACGTAGTAAATTTAGTTTAGATGCTCAAAAGACTTCTGTTGAAGCACAACTTAAAGAAAAAGAATTAGCTGTTAAACTTAAAGAAAGTGATGATAAAGTCAAGATTGCAAAAACGAATAAAAATCGTTATGATAGTAAAAGTAAATAATCGGCTGTACTTCTAAATTTTGTTCATAATAGGGCTGGACTTGCTTGTGAAAGTAGGTTCAGCCCATTTTCATTTTTCTTTACATCACATGAGCCATTTTAAGCTCATTTTAAGCACTTTATTCATTTCGTGATAGATTAATCATTATGATAAAATTTGATTCATACATGGCTTCTCTGAAAGCGACAGGATAGGTTATCAGTAATAAATATCCTAGTTAGCAATAGTATGTTAGTCGGCAAATCGGTTTAAAGGTGAACATATTTTAACGATACAAGTAAAACTCGTATTATTATTATAGTTTATATTTGTGATATAGTAATTAATTAAAAACAAAGAGTTATGCCTAATTTTGATAGTTTTGGTTTTAATGGTGAAACATCTAATGGTGATGGAAAACCTACTGACGACATTACAGACCTTGATACAGGTAAAACAGGGCAGTTAGATGCTGATGGTAATTCTATTGATGATATTACTAATAATGGTAATGGAGATGGGAATAGTGATTCTAATGCTAATAAAGATAACCAATCTTCGTCCTCCACGGGGGGTAAGCCTAATGACAAAGCGAATGACGCTGATGTTGAACATGGTTTAGAAGAAGGTACTATTATCGAAGATGGAGATAATAAATATACTGTTGATAAAGACGGTAATCTTATTGACGATAAAGGTAATATCTTTAAAGCTAAAAACGAAGTTGCTGCTTATCTTAAAGAATTTGAAGTAGAAGATACTAAAGAAGAAAATACTATTGATGTTAAATCAATTCAAGAACTTGTAGGTGTTTCTGTTACTTCAGAAGATGGTAAACCAGTTGCTTTTGATAATACTCCTCAAGGAGTTGCAAGTTATATTCAATCCGTTATTGATTTAAAACGTGACGAATTTGCTCAAGCTGGTGTTAATAAATTATTTGAAGATTATCCTATTGTTGGTGATTTTCTTAATTATTATGTTGCAAATGGTAATTCATTTGAAGGCTTTGGTGAACTTCGAGATAGAAGCGGTATTGAAGTAGATGAAAATAATGTAAGTCAACAAGAAGCTATTGTTCGTGAGGCGTTTAAGGAATTTAATCGTCGTGGTAATGTTGATAAGTATATTCAATATCTTAAAGATAGTAATGAACTTTTCAATGTTGCTAAAGAAGAACTTGAAGCTCTTCAGAAAGCTGATAACGAAATGCGTGAAGCTAATGCTAAAGAAGCTATGCGAGTTAAAGCAGAAGAAGAGAAACAACTTGTGGAATTTTGGAATGGAGTTAAAGATTGTATTGATAAGCGACAGATTGCTGGTTATCGTATTCCCGAAACTGTTATTATTGAACGTAATGGAAAACAAATTTCTACAACTCCAGAAGATTTCTTTAATTATGTTTATCAAGTTGATGATAAAGGACTTTCTCGTTATGAAAATGATTTAATGAAGTTATCTCCTGCTGAAAGACGCGATGAAGAACTGCTTAAAGCTTGGCTTAAATATACAGGTAAAGGTTATGATAGTTTGATAGAAATGGCTGTTTCTGATAAAGAAGCTAAAAAGTTGAAACTTACTGCAAGTCAACGTAAATCTACAAGAGGAGCTATTAAGATAACTAAACCTGATAGTAAAAATGACGCTCTAAAAAATGAACGTTTTGGTTATTAATTTAATAGTAAATTTGTAGATGAAAACATTACGTGTTATTGGACAAACTCGTTATGAAGATAGAGGTTATTCTAATGAAGAATCAATTGCTTATCTTCAATTACAGAAGCCAGAAGAAATTAATAGTTTTCTGACTTATAATTATGGTATGGATAGCGACCGTTTTCCTTTAAGTTTTATTACTGAAGGGCAAGGTGGCCGAGGTATTAAAGATATTGCTACTGTACAGTGGACTTGGAAGACTATGGGTCGTATGAAGTTTACTGACTTTGTAACTTATTTTAATACTGCTGTTACTAAACCTGGTCTTAATGGTTCTGAATTTGAAGTTCATTTCTCTACTCACTGGTTTATTGAACAACATGGTCTTACTGCTCCTGATGGTATTACTCAAGTTCGTATTCAGAAAGATTTAGGAGAATCTGCTTATGGTTATGGTTATCTTTTGAAACTTACTTCTCCTAATCCTGATGCTTATGTTGACCCTCAATGGTTGACTAAAGGTATGTATTGGGCTATGAGTGCTCCTACTGTTTCTGAATCTTATTCTAAAGGTAACAGAAGTAATACTATGGGTCCTGCTGGTATGACTTCTCAACTTGAGTTTTATCGTTATTCTAAAGAAATAGCTGGTAATCTTGCTAATGTTATTACTCAATATCAATTCCAAAACGATAATGGTGGTACTTCCAATCTTTGGATTAATGAAGAAATGCGCCAGTTCAACTTGCACATGAGAGTAATGAACGAAGAGCGGTTGTGGAAAGCTGAATATAATCGTTTACCTGATGGTACAATTCCTTTGAAAGACCATGATAATGGTAAACCTATTTATCGTACTGCTGGTATGTTAGAAATTTGTCGTGAATCTAACTATGATACTTATGGTGAAGTTCTAACACTTAATAAACTTGAACGTACAATTGGTGATGTTCTTGACCGTGATACTCAAGATGGTGATAAGAAAGTTGTTCTTATGGGTGGTAAAGGATTTATTCGTGACTTTGAAATGGCTATTAGAACTGATGCTAAAGAAAACGGATTTATTACTCCTCTTGGTGAAAAAATGATTCAAGATAATGGTGATGGTCTTTCTTATGGACGTTACTTTAATAAGTATAAAACTCCAGATGGATATATCATTACTGTTATTCATAATGCTTATTTCGATAAGGGTACTGATGCTGAAGCTGCTAAGCAAAATGGTATGATTCATCCTACTACTGGCTTGCCTATTACTTCTCATCAAGCTGCTTTGGTTGATATGAGTAATTATAAAGGTAATCAGAATGTTCGTATAGTACGTCAAAAAGGACAGGCTTATAAAGCTAAAGTTATCGAAGGTATGACTGATATTCCTGCTTGCTGGGGATTGCCTAATACTAATCATGCAGCTACTGAAATTGATATGGCTCGTTATGAAGTTAAAGGCTCTATTGGTTTGCAGGTAGATAATACCACTAAGATGTTCTTATTGAAATGTGTATTATAATCATTTAAAAGAAGCTATTTAAGATATGGATTTTAATAAAGTAGGCGAAGCTAATAAAGCAGGAGAAAATGCTCCTGCTGCTTCTAATGAAAATACAGTTAAACAGGTTATACCCCCCGTAGAGGATGGAGATGATAATAGACCTAACAATACAGTAGGATTTAGAGATGAAAGTCTTGATGAACCTTATACTGAAAAACGAACTATTACTATTAATTTAGTTACTAATTATTCATTATATCGTAGAGCTAATGATAAAACATTACCTAAACGAATGGATAAAATTGGTAGTTGTGTTCGTAGTTCTCGTACTCTTTCTTCTAATAAAAGCGAGATTGAATCTTATTTTCCTGCTTTGATTGGTCTTGCTCCTAATAACGAAAACTTTATTTCAAGGGTTAAGGCTTATCTTAATAACATTAGTGTTGCTGTTGATGAATTAGGTAAGACTTTTGATATTTCTTTCTTTTGGAATCGTAAACGAGATTATCTTCGTTTTAGAGCTGAAGAAGAAGCTATTGAAACTGCCTATTTAAATAGTGACCGTAAAGGAGTTAAAGAACTTCGAGAAGCTCTTGAGTCTAAGATTACTAAACTTAATCTTCTTGAAAGTGAAAAATATAAATATGGTTATCCTGTTGTTCTTGATGATTATCTAATTTATCGCCATTGTTTATTGTATAAAGATGTAGCTAAAGATATTGCTCTTATTAATTCTGACCCATCTATTAGATTTTATTTTAAAGATGACCAAAGAGAAGCTGAGCGTCTTGCTAAACATCGTCAGGAAATTAATTCTGCTAAAGGCAATTATGTTAAACTTCTCACGAATAGTGATTTGTTTGATGCTGTATTTATTCAATACTGTGTTGCCAATAATATTAATATTCCTAACGGTATGGCTATGGATACTGTCGATAAACAAACTCATCTTGATAAATTTAGTACAAATGAACCTGCTAAGTTTAATAAACTTTGCAATGATAAAGATATTACTATTAAATCTTTAATTGAGGTTCTTATTTCTCGTGGAGAATTTATCAGAGCAATTCATAATCAGAATATTACTACTCCTGATGGTGAGTTCATTGGTGCTAATGTTAAAGAAGCTGTTACATGGTTTAAAAATCCTACTAATAGTGCTCTTGTTAGTGCTTATAAAAATAAACTTAAAAACATTTGATTATGAACATTGGGGAGATGCACGTGACGTTCAGAGAACTGGCACAACAGATGGGTATGCAGACCGTTCGTGCTATTCTCATGGAAGATATAGATATTTGTCTTAATGCTGCTATAATTGAAAAAGCTAGAAATGTAATAGTAGAAAACGTCGGACCTGTTCCTTATAATGATAAGGTTGCTCGACAAAATGCTTCTATTAGTCCTGTTAATGCTCTTAGAACTTTATACACAGCGGGTACTGTTAACGGCGGAGATATTACAGGTGGTGGAACAGAAGTTGACCCTTATAAAATTAATATTGATAGCGACGGAATAATGCTATATACAGGCTTTCAAGTTAGTTATAATGGCAAGACAATTTATGATTGTAGAATTATTGAAGCTGAAGATTTAGGTCAAACGCTAAGAGATTTCTGTAATCGTGCTGCGAAAGATGCTCCTATAGTTACTATATTTGGAGATGAATCTGGTATCAATGTTGATATATATACTGGACGTAATAATACAGTTAAACCTCAATTAGTTAAATATCTTTATATCAAAGAACCTGCTAAAGTTAAGTTTGATGAAGATAGAAAAGAAGATTGGGTTAATTGTGATTTACCTCCTTATTTACATATGGAAATAGTTATGCGTGCAGTACAGATTTATCTTGCTAGTATTGGTGCTACTTCTAATGGAGCTGATAAACAAAGTTAAACTCTAAATTAAATTAAAAATGAGACAGTTTTTGTTAGCGGGCAATGTCGCTTATGGAGCGAGCTTACCTCTTGCTGCTGGAGCGGTTGCTTTTACTTATCTTGCTAATGGCAAGGAAACAATTGACGCTAACGGTACTAAGATTACTGACAAATTTTACATTAATCTTGGTCGTGAAGCAAATGGTCCTGTAGTTCTTCCTGCTTATAAGAAACATCTTACTTTTGTTAAAGGTGTTTATCAGGCTGCTACTACTTTCTCTGCTAATCTTACTATTGGCGATGTTAATGCTTATTCTGATTATTCTATAATGATTGTGAAGAAAGGATTAAAGTTCAATGAACGTAATCGCTGGACAGCTACTATTCATACAGGTCTTAATCCGACTGCAAATGATGTAGCGCAGAAATTAGCTAATCAGATTAATAACAATACTATTGGTCATGGTATTAAAGCAACAGTTGCTGATGCTAAAATTATTTTAACTGCTGAGTCTAAAGGTATTGATTATGAAATTCTTGGAGCTGATGAATTAGTTGGTATTAGTGTTACAGTTACAGCTACTGGTTTTCCTGCATATGGAGATGCAGCTTATATTACTGATTTGGCTAATAAAGCTGCTGCCGATGCTGGTATCGAATATACTTATCGAGATACTTATACTGAACTGTATCCTACATATCCGCTTAATCCTTTGAAACAACCTGATAGTGCAGATGCTGGATATACTATCTTTACTCTTCGTTTTGCTGTTCCACGTGAAATGAAAACTAGAGATGAAGTTGTTCATCAGATTGTACAAATAGCATTCCCAACTGGAGCTGCTGCTATTGCAACTGTTGAAACTATCCTTAAAGCTATTGCCACTGAAGAAAAAGCATAACCTGTTACCCGACTTGATTAGGTAAATATTTAGGTAATATTAATCAAATAGGGGCTATTGGTATTGGCATTACTGTTAATACTGATAGTCCCTATTTTTATTTTATAAAGATGGAATTAATACAAAATGCTTTTGAACAAGGTCTTGTTCCAGGCATTGTTATTGTAATTTATCTTATAGTTAATAAGATAATAGATAGTAAAAAGAAAGATCCTTTAGCCGATATTGCTAAACTTCTTAATATAGTTACCAAAGATATTATAGATAAAGATAGAGAGAAATCTAAAGCTGTCATATCTATTGCTATGGTTAATGCTGCTTCTGAATGTGCAAAGTTTGTTGCTTCTACTATCATTACAAATAACATTGATGCTAATCGTGACCAAATTAAATATAATGCTAGACACTTAGTTAACAATGTTTATTATGATGCTTATTCTAAATTAAATATGTATCGTGGAGATGAAGATTATCTTAGTCATTATATGAAAGATGAATGGAAAGAAGATGTTTATAGTGATATTATTAATATAATATATAATAAGCATCTTGATTCTAACCAACGTATATTAGCATTTAATAAACGTATTGATATTAGAGTTAATGATTATACTGCATATATTATTAATAAGGCTTTTAAATAAGATGATATTATGATAGGTGGTTATATTAATAATCCAAAACAGCTATCTAAAGAGATGCAATTGCGTATTGCAGCTATGGCTGAAAAACAAGCGAGAATAGCAGAATTAGGCTTTCCATTGGACGAAAAAAATTGGTGCAAGTTAACACAAGGACAAATTTTAATTCAAGCTCTAGAAGCCTTAGAATTGCTTTCTGACGAAGAACAAAAATCAATTATTAATTCATATAATAACTTGATGGTAGAATGAGTGAACAAATAGATGATAATTATGTTAATGGTGTCTATGTAAAAGCTAGTGGAACTGAACAAGTTGAGATTACTCCTCAATATGTTTATATGACAGTTCCAAGTAAATTTGTTTGTACTTATCACAAACTATTAGTTCTTATGGCACAATATGGAGTTGATATGCTTAATGATTGTTCTGCTACTTGTAAAGGTAATAATAAAAATATTATTACTTGTTGGAATATGTTCCAATCTGCAATGGCTGCATATCAACTTGGTCAAAATAAACTTGCTGAAACACTTCTTAAATATATTAAAGGACAACTTAATATTATTTATGAAGGTAGTGAACAAGTTCAGTATAGTGGTTCTATTACTCTTCCTGTTGATGAAGAAGGAAAAATTCATGCTATAGTTAGTTGTGGAGATGCTCCTAAGTTTTATGTTGACCCTGAAACTGGTAAACTTTGGGAACAAAGAGAAGAAGGTAAAGAATATAATGAAACTTATAGTCTTAGTAATGTTGATTATAATAATGAATAACATGAATGTATTCCATCCTCTACGGGGAGTCTACACTAAGAATTTAGTAAACTTAAAGAATATATGGAAACAATAGAAAAAGAACTTGGTAAAGTTAGTCTTACTTGTAATGGTCAATGGAGTCCTGATAGATCTTACGATAGACTATGTATAGTTCATGATGGTTTCTATGCTAGCTATATTTCTCGTAAAGCTACTCCTGCTGGTATTCCATTACCTAATGAAGAATATTGGCAACCTATTGCTAAACTTCGAGAAGATTTAGTTATTGATTATGAAACCTTTAAGAAAGAAATACTTGAACTTATTGCTGTTGTTCAAAGAGGGCTTAAAGCTGCTAGAATTGTAGTATCTACAATGGAAGATAGAGATGCTCTTACTTGGGAACAAATTGGAGTAGGTTGTGAAGTTTATGTTATTGAAACTAAAAAGAGTTATATACTTGATGAAATAACTCCTGTTAATAATGCTAAGAAATGGCATCTTGAGGCTGATTCTGAAATTGGTTCTAAATTTGTAGAATCTTTTAGTGGTATGTTTCCAAGAGCAATTGCAGAACGTGCTGTTGCTGATGAATTTGGTATTAATATACAAGATAATTATCTTCGTCGTAACGTAGTAGTTAATTATATGGCACAAGTACTTAAACAGTATTTTGAAGATAATGCTGTTCAAATACTTGAAGGTCAGATTACTCCTGATATGCTTAGTGAATCTGTTAAACAAATGTTTACTGCTTCTCAGATTACTAACGCTGCTGATGAAGAAGATTTAACTGTTGTTGATAATCTACTTAAATTTGCAGATAAAGACTATAATGTAAATGATTATAGTGGAAAGGCTCGTAAATATCTTCGTAAAAATATGATTAGTGGTGTTAATACTCTTACTCAAGATATGATTAACGAGCCTAATACTATTTATATACTTCAATATGATTATTGTTTAGCTGGACAAACTATTGAACTTCCAGATAATAGTATAATTCTTTGGAGAGGTGGTAGATTATATGATGGAGCTGTTAAACTAAATAAATGTAGACTTCTTAGTAATTATCGTCAGGAAGATATGTTTGATAAAGAAACTATATCTTTAGATGGTAATTGGGCTAAAGGTCAAATACTTTATCATCCTCTTGATTTAGGCGAAGATAATAAACAAGTTGAAATTACAGGTTGGGGTGGTTCTTATACCAATGATTTTTATTGGTTTTGGGATGGAGAAAAATGGGTAAGTATGGGTTTTGATTTATCTATTTATCTTACTCGTGCTGAATTTGAAGCTTTCTTAGAGAAGTTAAGAGAAGAAATGGAAAAGTTCTATGCTTGGCTTCTTGAAGAACTTAGAAAGATTAATGAACATCTTGAACTTCATGACCAACAGATAAGTAATCTTCAACAAGAAGTTTCTAATATTAATACTAGAATAGATAATCTTATTACTGAATATAACGCTAAATTTACTGATATTTATAATAAGATTGGAGATTTAAATAGTAGTATAGAAGGTAGTATTAATAATCTAGAACAATATATTAATAATAAGATTGAAGAGATTCTTAAAAAGATAGACCAAAGTGGTGGTAACATAAGTAATGAGTATAAACAATATTTTGAAGATAATTATGTTTCTATGTTTAAGAACATGATTAAAGCTGGTACTAATATTACTTTTGTTGAAAACTCTGATGGTACTATTACTATTAATGCTACAGGTGGTGGTTCTGGCGGCGGTGGATTAACCGAACAAGAAGTAAGAGATATTGTTAATTCTATGCTTAATAATTATTATACTAAGTCTGAAATTAATGATATCATTGCTGGTATTGAAGGCGGTGGAGGAAGTGGTGGAGATGGCACTCATAATGTTATGTCTACTACTCAACTCGGTGAAGCTAGAACAGGTAAATATCTTACTATGAGTAAATTTGCTAATAGTGAAACTAAACCTAGTAGACTTGATGTTGATTTTAATACTCTTTATACAGATATTAAAAATAAATTAGTAAATGATGGATTTGGCTCAGGTGGTGGAGGAGGAACAACAGGTGGAGTAACTGCTACTCAAGTACAAACTTGGATTGCTGCTGTTATGCCTATTGGTTCTATTATGCTTTGGGATACTACTACACCTCCAACAGGTTGGGAAATATATACTGCTGCTCAAGGACGATTTGTTATGGGTCATATAGGTGGTGGTATTAATATTTATAATAATCCTAAACAAAATACTCTTGATTGGAGTACTGTTCTTAAAAAAGTAGGTGATACTTATGACCCTGCTACTCCTGGTTTAAATATTGGAGCTTACGGTTTTTATATTGGTGGTACTGATTTACCATTACATCAACATGCAATTGCCGCTAGTTCTGGTAGATGTGGTGATGGTAATCATCATGTTGTACTTCCTAGTAACTGGCGAGCAAATGATCATGGTAGATCTTTGGATAAAGATTGTAGAAATACTTATCCTTATGGTACTACTAAAACTAATTATTGGGATTTAAATATTAATGAAAAGACCAATTGGTATATGACTGGACCTAATATTAGTAGAAATGGTGAAATGGTGTGGACACAAATTGGTGCAGCTAATTGGACAGGAACTTATCTTGCTATTAATAAACTATTACCTACTGTTGCTTTACATTATATTAAACGTGTTTCTAATCCTTGGTAATTATGTTAGAAGAGAATGTTTTTGTTGGTACTAATTGCCAATCTTTTGATCCTAGTAAAGTTCAATGTGATAAAGAAGGCAATATGCCGATTCATATACTAGATAAGTATTGTGAAGAAACTGATACTAGATATAATATTTATCCTTTGACTGTTATTCAAGCTATTTTTGATGGTGTAACTGGAACAAGATTAGATAGAATACTTGCCGCTTGTAATAGTATTTATTTAACTTGGGAAGGTACTTTTGCCGATACTGTTAATAAACTTGATAAAATTTATCGTCGTAAAGGATATATTATAACATATCGTGATGAAACTAATGTTAATTGGACTCAACGATATAATAGTGATGATATTAGTGATGAAGCTTGGACTAATCCTGACAATTGGGAAGGATGGTCTTTTGATACTGTTATTAAAGATTTGTCTGAAGCTCTTGAAGAAATATTTACTAATATAGGTGATTATAAAGATTTTCTTGATGTTATTACTAGTTTTATTAACGAGTTTGTTATAAATGTATTTAACAATCTTAATAATTATCCTGAACTAGTTAATATTATTAAGAATAGTACAGTTAAAAGTTTACCTATTATTGTTAAAGACATATTCAATAATATTAATGATTATCCTGAACTTAAGAATATATTTAATGAATATGTTAAACAATGGACTGAAACCATCTTTAATAATATTTCTTCTTATCCTGCTCTTAGTCAATTTATTACTAATGCTATTAATTCTCATGTAGAAACTACTATTAATAATATATTTGATAATATTGATAGTTATCCTAATATTAAGAATCTTATTATTAATAATACTGTTGATAAAGTAGTTGATATATTTAAGAATATAGGTCAATATCCAGAATTACAAGAAGCTATTCAGAATAATGTTAATGAACGAGTAGATTATATATTTAATAATATTAATAATTATCCTGAACTTATTGGTATTCTTTCTGATCTAGTTTGTAATTGTGTTCAGAATATATTTGCTAATATTAATAATTATCCTTCTCTTGTTACATGTATTAATAATGCTGTAAACAGTAGAACTGAATATATATTTAATAATATTGATAGATTCCCTATTCTTAAGAATCTTATTGAAACCAAAGTAGAATCTAGAGTTACTTATATATTTGAAAATATTAATAGTTTTACTGAATTACTTAATGTTATTAAAGGTAATATAGAAAATATCTTTGATAATATTGATAATCATCCTAACCTTAAAGTTGTTATTGAGAATAAAGTTGAATCTACAGTTGAACATATCCTTAGTAATATAGATAATTATCCTGTTATTAAAGAGAAGATTATTCAATTCTGTAATGAAGCTGTTGAAGCTAAACGTGGTGTAGCAAATGGTATTGCTAGTCTTGATGGAGATGGTAAAGTCCCAGCAAGTCAATTACCTAGTTATGTTGATGATGTTCTTGAAGGATATTATGTTGATGAAACTCATTTTGCTGAAAAGTATATAGAAGATGCTCCTGTATATTATACTCCTGAAAAAGGTAAGATTTATGTTGATATAAGTGAAGGTACCGAATATAGTGGTAAAACTTATCGTTGGTCTGGAACTAAATATTCAGTTATATCTGAAACTTTAGCTTTAGGTGAAGTTACAGGTACTGCTTATGATGGAGGTAAAGGTAAGAAAACTACTGATATCGTTAATAGTTTACCTAAATATATTCCTAGTACAGATATTAAATTATATAGGTCAACTGGTGGAAATATTATAATTGGTTCACATCATTATGAATTTAATAATACAACAAATGTTTATGAAAGTAAACCTTTTAATGATGGTATAACATTTCCTATTGTTAGTAAAACTGAATCTGGAGTTATGTCTGCTGCTGATAAAGTTAAACTTGATGAAACTTTACCTAATCAAATTACTGAACTTAGTAATAATGTTTATACTAAAGAAGAAATTAATAATAAGTTTGATAATGTACCAACAATAGAAAATACTTATACTAAAGAGGAAGTTAATAAAGCTATTGCTGATGCTATTAAAGCTTTAATTCCTGATGGTTATGAACTTGTTATTAAAAAGAAAACAACTTAATATTAATCATGGTGGTACTGAATAAGTGCCACCATTTAAAGTTTATAAAGTTATGCAAGATATTAATCAACAATTATATGGAAATAAAAGTACACCTGAAGAATTTATTCCTGTTTACAGTGCAGTTGTTACTGTTTCTGATGATATATATACTTATGGAGAAAAAGAATTTACTTGTGATAAAACTTTTGATGAAGTAAGAGAAATATTATTAAAAGGTGGAGGTATTATTGCTATTGATAGTTATAATAGTAGAATTAATTTTTATGAGATTATTGTAAATAGAGAATATATCAGGTGTGATGTTACTTATTATTATAATAATAATATTGAAAAAATTATTTTATCATGGGATAAAAATACAGGAACTAAAACTATTAATACTAATACATTTATAAGTAAACTTTCGTTTATTAAAAGTTATAATATTGGAACTATAATTACTAAAATACTTAATAGTGCTACTGAAGAAGAAGTATTAACTGCTATAAATTCTATATTTACTAATTTTAATGGATTTACTTCTGCTATTAATAAACCTAATTCTATATTTTATGATGATAACGGAAAATATAGTGTTAGAATTAGTGGTAGTGTAGTTGTAATAGTATGGGATGCAGATACGTATATAGGGCATGTTACTATTGATAATACAGGAGCTTATACTTATAATACTATTCAAGTAATTGACCAAACTCTTTATAGATTGTCTGCTCTTACTGTTGAACCTATTGTTAATCCTAAAATATGGATAGGAACTGCTACTCAATATGCTGCTATTGCACAAAAAGATAACAATACTACTTATATAGTTAAATCAAATGCTTAAGTTATGGCTATATATCAAGGAGATATTAGAATACATGATATTAAACTTGGTAGTATAAATGTATTTGAAATATACCAAGGTTCTAAACTTGTTTATCCGGAGAATACTGAAGTTACTATTACTTTTAAATTGAATGTTTCCGGAACTGTTACTATTAATGGTTATACTCCTGTTATAAGTGAAAATAATACTAAATTTGTATTTACTATTCCTGTTAAGACTGATTATACTGCTAATATTACTGCTGAACATTATAAATCTCAAACTATTAGTGGTAACAGTGATTATTTACCTATAACTCATAATGTAGAATTAGAATGGGAACAAAGATTTATTTCTTATACTGTTACTTTTCCTACTGATGGAGTTAAAGTTTTATTTGATGGAATAGAAAAAGGAGTTATAACTAATGGTAAATTAGTTGTATTAATTGATGATACAGAAGCTAAAGATAGTTATACTGTTACGTTTAAAGGTAGTAAAGCTAGTATATATGATACTAGTACATTAATAGTAGTTGATAGTAGTATAGCTAATACTGGTGGAAGTTATGATTTAAAACTTCCTACTAGTTCTGTTAAGACTGGATATAAGAGAACTGACTATGCATCCTCCACGGGGAGTATAACCAAAGGCTCTACTTATGCTGGAACTTGGATTGAAACTGTTGTTAATCTTACTGCTAGTTTTACTAGTTCTACTACTTTAGGTAGTATAAGTAATAATGTATTAACTATACCTAATAATGAATCTACTAATACTAAAAGTGGAACTTTAACTGTTATATTTACTTTAGAAAATAGTCAAACTAAACAAGTTAGTGCAGCTTTAAATCAAGCTGCTGGTGCTAAAGTTTATACTAATTGGGTATTAGATTTACAAACTGATGGAACTAGTGTTGAAGCTAAAGGTGGTACTAGAACAGTTACAGCTAATATTGCTCGTAGAACATATAAATGGAATAATACCGGTACTGTTTATAGCGAAACTGCTACTCCTACACTTAGTATTAGTGGTAGTGCTAGTCTTAATGGAAATTCAATAATATTTACATCAAATGAGAGCGTTTCAGCCCGTTCAGCGACACTTACAGCTAGTTATGTAGGATTGTCCAAAACGGTTACGATAACGCAGCAGGCAGGCGCAAAAGTGTATTCAGCGTGGTCTGCTTGGACTGTTTCTATCTCGGCAAGTACGCAAACAATAGGCGCAAGTGGGGGAACA